TGTAAAGTATGTCTCTGGATTGTTGTTTATAGTTTTACCAAATTGTGTTTTACCATCTGGTAGTTCAATTCTTGTAGACACCTGTTTAAATATACCATACTTTATTGCTAGGTCAAGTAAACCATAGTATCTATCTAGACCTGTATCATATGTAAGTCTAACATCAACCATCTTGTTTTCTACTGTAAGTCTTGATTTATGATTTTTACAATGAATGATATTACCAATAACTTCTGTTCCATCTTTTTCTTTTTTCTTTGAGAGATAGATGATTGAAGAAGCTGCATATTTCAATCCACTTCCACCACCCATTTCTTTTTGTGGGAACATAGAACCAATAACATCATATGTATGGTTCGTTACTATCATCGGAATACCAACCTTACCAAGTTTCAGTGTTAACACTCTGAATGTACCCTTGATAACCTGTGCCTTAGTCATGTCTCTGACATTCTTACCAGACCCAATATCTTCTGTTTCTTTAATTGTAGATAACATACCAAGTGAATCAAGAACGAAGAAAAGTTTTTCATCACCCTTTCTTTGTTTCTCAAATCCATCTATGATATTAACTGCTTGAGTTCTAAACTCTTCTATGGTTGTAACTGGAACTAGAAGTATCCGACTTGTATCGACACCTCTTTCTTCTAACATTTCTTGAGTCAATGCAGACTCAGATTCAAAATAAACGACATTACCCTCTGGGTTGTCTTCTAAAAACTTTTGCACCATTCCTAATGCAAAAAATGTTTTACCTGTTGCACTTTCACCAGCCAATGCTGTTATCTTATTAGATGGGATACCTCTGTAGATATCACCACTTACTAGTGCATTAAAGATATAAGAACCTGTATCAATATAACCATCAACATCACCTGCTACGATTCCATCTGATACAACTCCTGCTAATTCATTACCACTTGCTTTTGCAAGGTCTTTCAATAAATCCATAATATATTCCTCAAGTTGTTATTCTATTATACTACCAATCCCTGTTCTGTCAACTGAAAAAATCTTCTAGGGATGACACTGGTTCAGTTGACCATCCTATCTTTTCAAGAATTAATCTGAGAGGTTCGATGAATGATTTGTCAAATTGTAAATCATAATCTATGTAAGGATGGAGTTCAAACTCTCTAGGTAAAGTATTAATAAATCCTATGACATTCTCTTTGATTGGATTTGGTATCTTTAGATATAGAAATCTAATATTCTCACCGCTTTGAATTGGTTCGAATTGCATATCTAATCCTTTTTGTTTTACTAAATGGTTGAACATAATAGATGCTCGAACATGCATTGGTGTTCCTTTCTTGTATATTGAAACTGCATTCTCGTATTCATGAATACCATTTACTCTTCTAGGGAATGCAATATCATATGGTTCAAGTTCTTTGAATTCTTTTCTTGCATCCTCTACAAACTTATGTACAAGTTTTTCATCACCCTTCATAACAACCTTCAAAGCATCTTCTAACTTACTACGAACCCAAGCTGGTGTGGATGACTTTGCAGTTTCGATACCCATCATCTTAAGTTTAGGTTCTGCAAGTCTTACACCTTCATTGTCATATACATTCAGAATGTATCTTTTCTTTGCAGTCCATATACCTTTATCTGCAATTACCTCACGACCCATGACCATCTTGTTTTGATATGCATTTGTATAATCTGCAAGTTCTTCATAACACTTATTGATTACATCTTGCATTTTACCTTTTGCAACTTGGTCAAGGAAGTCAATAGGATTTTTTGGTTGAACACTCTTGATTAATTCATCAAACCTTACATAGATTGAATCAGTATCGATTGCAACCACATAATCATCCTCTGTACCTAAAATGGTATTTAAGTACTTGTTAACTGCATTTTCAACCCATTTGATTGCAAGTTGACCACTACTTGTAACTGCTTCTGCAAGTGATACTTCAAAATATCTAAACCACTCATTACCAATTGCACCATAAGCACTGTTCAAAGAAATCTTACGAACCATTTGATTGTTATATGCAATTGCAATCTTTCTGTTCAATTCTTGTTTTCTTCTAGGGTCATCTGTTGTCTCAAACTCCTTTTGGTGTTCAATCATCTTTTTCTTCCACAACACCCTTTCATCATACAAGTTCTCTAAAATCTCTGGAAGAAATCCTTGTTTTCGTTTACTGAATCTTGCACCATTTGGTGTTGTTGCATAGTGACTTTGTATATCGATTTCTTTATTCAACATCCTGTCTACTGATAAACTTGTACTAGAAGATTCTACGGCTGTTTCTGGACTGATATTGTATTGCATAATCAAGTGAGGATATAGAGAGTTTAAATCAAATGATACAACCCACTCATGCATTCCTACCTGTGGTTCTTTGACATATGCACCCATGAACTTTTGTTTTTTAGGTTGACCTGTCCTTGATGGTGGTACAATAATGTTCTGTTGTTTTAGACGATTAAAGATTAGAATATCCCAGTATCTTACTTGTCTGAATGCATCTAGATAGTTACACTTTGCAGAATAAGACATTGCAAGTAATAGACCCATCAATCCTAGTTTATCTTCTAGTTCCTCAACCAAGGTAACATCACGAACATTATATTCTAGAAACTTCTGATAATCTTTCTTATAGAAAAGATGCATTGCACCAAACTCTTCGTAATTAATTTTACCCTTACCAAGTTCTACTTGACAAATGTTTTCTAGTTTATAACTATCTCTTCTTTTAAATGTAAACTTCTGATAAAGTTGCAAGTAATCTACAACCTCAATACCTGTTAGTGTATAAGCTTGTTGTTTCTTGTTGAATGTATCCCACTCACGAACTGTTGTAATATTCCATGGAGATAGTTGGTCTGCAACTGTACTTCCAAATAGTTTGTTGAATCTATTGTAAAGATAAGTTATATCGAACTGGTCAACATTCCAACCAGTAATGATATCTGGATAATTCTTTTTATATTCTTCTAGAAAAGTTTTGAGAAGTTGTTTCTCGTTTTGACAATAAAAGTATTTAATGTCTGGGTCATTATGTTCCCATGGTTGTGTACCAAACACATACTTGGTAGGATTACCAAAAAACTTGTAGGTTATTGCATTGATTTCTTCTGCAGCTTCTGTTGGTTCTGGGAATCCATTTTCACATTCACATTCTATATCAAGGTTCATGATACGAACATGTCTCATCATCCATTCAATATCTTGAGGGAAATGTTCTGCAATGTATGCGTATGGATGTCTTTCAATCCCATGAACATCAAACCCTTCAACATCTTTCCACTTCTCACGAAACTGTCGTGCTTGTGCAATAGAACCAAACTTTTTGGGTTCTAAGTTTTTACCTGTGATACTTCTAAAGGATGAATCTTTATTTGTTGGAACATAGAATGTAGGTTTGTATTGTACTTGTTTTTGCAAATACTCACCATCCTTGAACTCACGAACAAGGATTAAGTTTCTATGTTGATAGACATTTGTATAAAAGTGCATATATCTAGTATACTACTAGTTTTGAATTTAGTCAATTGAATTGCAATCATTGAAACGATTTTGTAATACTTCAATGTGATGTTCTGCTTCTGCAATCTTTCTTAATTGTGTATGGATTGCATCAAGGACATCTGGATGTTCTCCTATACCTGCTGGGTTTGTCAAATATATTTCTACATTTGCTTCTGCCTCTGCAATAACTCCTAGATATTTTTGATGTAATGCTTTGACTATTTGGTATTTCATGTTACTATCTGTGGGGTTGGTGGTGTAATTACTTGTCCAGTGATTGACTCGTATTGATTACGAAGTTTTGTCTCTGGTTCTGCTGTAAATACTATGTTCTTATGATTGACAATAATTGTATCTTTGTCTGCCATAGAACCATAAGGTACTAATTGAATATTAAATCCTTTTTCAGTTTCCCTCATTAAAATCCCTAAAGGATGTTTTAAAGTAACTGTAGATTCACCTTCATCAATATATTCTGTTACAAGTTCTTCACCTGTGACTAATTTTAAATATTTTATATTCATACTTCCTCTAACATTGTCATTAATCGTTCTGCACGATTAGTAACTTGGTTGTACCATCTAGAGTCTCTTCCTTCAACTGCAGCTTGTTTCCAATCGTTAGATTCAATTGCAGACTTAAAGTTTTTAAACTTAGATAGTCTTGTCATACCCATGTTAAAGGTCATATTAACTAAAACTCTTTGAACCTCATCTGGATAATTTTCTAAATCTGGATAAAGTTTTGCACACTCTTCTACATGTTCTGCAAAGTCATGTTCCCATACTTCATCCACTCTTTCTTGGGATACTGGTGTACCCACTTCTTGTCCAAACTCTGGGTCTGAATCTTTTACTAGGTGACCAATTCCAAAGGTGGGATAACCTAAATGGTCTTTGTATATTTCATAGACGACACCTTCGTCTCTTGTAATTTCTTCTCTAAGTTTCGTTGGATTTTTTATCATCTTTGAGTAACTCCACGGCTTTATCACCTTGTTCTTGTAACATTTCAATAAGTATATCACCCATGATTTGATTGAATTCCTTATCATCCGATATGGTTTCTTTCAATGAGTCTGGACACTTACGAACTGCTCTAGTAAAATTAATTGTTGGTGGTTCATCACCTTCCACTGGAAGGAATTGAACTTCACCATAGGTATATATGACTCCTTCATATTTACCCTCAGTTATTTCTATACCATTCTCACCATCATTTGCATTGACGACAAGTTTGTGTTTTGGTATAGACATTACTGTGCTTTGTAAACTTGATTTACGATTTTAGATTTCACTTCTCTAGTGTTAACCTTAACACCAAGTTCATTTCCCTTTTCCACCAATTGTGCTTTTGTAAGTGCAGTCAATCTTGCCTTAGAAAGTTTTGCAACTTTTGGTTCTTTCACTGCTACTGGTGTATTATCCAAAGGTGAATTTGAGACTGTACTGTATACTAAGTATCCAAGTGCAGCTAAAATGATTATTCCAATCACATATTCCATAATTATTCCTCGTTATCTGATTCTTCTGAATCATTGTTTACAAAATTCAAACCAAAGTGGTCTCTTACTTCTTCTAAGAATACCTCTGGTTTGCTCTTTTCATATGGGTCTGTCTGACAGTTATCCTGTAGGTTAGGTTCAATACTTATTAGTTCGACTGTTCCTTCACAAACTAACATTGCATATCTCCAAGACCTTAACCCAAATCCTAGATTTTCTTTTCTAACAAGAAGACCTAGTTGTCTTGCAAGGTCACCATTACCATCTGGTAAAGGTTTCACTTTTTCAATACCTTGCTGTTCGAACCATGCATTCATGACGAATGTATCGTTTACAGATGTACAGTAAACTTCGTCTACACCAGCTTCTAAAAACTGGTCATACATTTCTTCGAAAGTAGGTAGTTGGAAAGTAGAACATGTTGGTGTGAATGCTCCAGGCAAACCAAACACCACAATGGTCTTATCTTCCATTAAATTATCTAAATGAACATCAACCCAGTCTCCATCTTTTCTAGATTGGAAAACTACATTTGAAAGGTCATTCATATTTCCTTTATTTAACATAATAAAAATACCTCGTTAATTTTTTATAACTATATTTAGTATACCACGAGACTGGGTTGTGTCAACCTTTTATTTACTATTGAAACCCCATCCATGTTCTGTTAAGAACTCTTTAGGTAATTTCTTACTCCCAATAGAAATCTTTTTAGGTTTCTTTTCTTCTGGAATAATTTTAGTAATAGGAATTCCAAGAATACCATCTTGTATAGATGCAGAACCAACTTCTACATCATCTGCAAGAACAAATTTTCTTGACCATTTCCTAGCTGCAATACCAGTATGAATTGCATGATTATTTGCAATCCTTTCTGGATTTGGATTCTCTTTATCACCAACGACTTTTAGTTCATTTTCTTGAACTGTAATATCGATATGGTCTTTACCGAATCCAGCACACGCAATCTCGATAACGAAGTGTTCGTCATCAATTTTTGTGATATTATAAGGTGGGTATGATTGACTGTTGTTTCTTTGAACATCATCTATTCTTCGAAAGAAGTCATCCACACCAATTGAGAATGGACTTGTCAGTTTTAACATTTCCTGTAAGTCCAGCGTAGTTAATTTTACCATTTTTGCCTCCTGTTTTTAGCAAGGTTAAATTGTATATGGAGTCTCCCAGTGAGCACTCCTATTAGTATATATAAGGATTAATCTTTAGATTTCAAGTCTTTTTCAACAATTTCTTTAATTTTATCTAATTTATACCATAAACTAGAGTAAATTGTCTCTTTACCATCTGGATAACTTACAATATATCGTTTATATCCAAAAGGTCTTTCGGAGAAGATTCTTACATCTCCATAACTTTCTTCTAATAATCTCATATATATCTATTATCTCATAGAACTGAGATATGTCAACTTAATTTTGAACAATTTCTTTTTGCACGATTTAAAACTATATTATTGTTTACTATGACTAATGACATCATTTTGTTAATGTCTCTCATAGTTTCTTTAGTAAGAGTCTTATTTTTTGTATCAAATTGAAAAGCTGGTATAAGAACTATAGTTTTCCATGCAAACATCTTTGGAACTGTAGGTCTGTCTCCTAGGAAAGGATTCATTTCTCTTACACACCTGTATTTGATTCCACGATGTGTAGTGTACATATCTGCAAGTTGTAGAACTGCAAAAGTATAAAGTTGTGCATCAGTGTATTGTTCAACAAGTGTATATTGTAACTCGTTCTTCTTTTCCTTTAACTTTAATCCTATCAACTTCCTTGAATGCTCTTGATGGACATAATCTATAAGTTCTTTCCGATAACAACAAGTCAACCCCATCATAATTTCTAGTTTGTCCTTCGAGTCTAGCACCCAAGTTGACTGCATCTCCGATGACTGAATAGTCAAATCTAATTTCTGAGCCCATGTTTCCGACAATACACTCTCCTGTGCTGATGCCAATGCCGACATTAATAGGAGGCAGGTTGAGAGGAGAAAGTTCTTCATTAAGTTTTTGTGTTGCATCTAATACTTCCAATGCAGATTTAACTGCCAATTCAGCATGGTCTTTGCAATCAAGAGGTGCATTCCAGAATGCCATGATGCAGTCACCCATGTATTTATCTATCGTTCCTTTATTATTTATTATGATTTTAGTTTGGATGTCAAGGAACTTATTGATTAGTTCTACTAATCCTTCTGGGTCATCCTCGTTCTTATATTTCTCACTGATAGGTGTGAACCCACATATGTCCATGAACATAAAGGTCATCTCTTTTCTTTCACCACCAAGTTTTAAAAGTTCTGGATTCTTTGTAAGTTCATCTACCATCTCTGGTGATAAGTACTTTTTAAATTGTCCTTTGATTTGTTCTTTTAACTTGTAGGTTACAAAGTACTTGTTGAAGGATGCATGTCCAAAGACTACAATACCTGTAAGTGCAGAATACAATGCATCAAATAGTATTAGATATTCTATCCATAACCAATATGATATTCCAACTGAAAGTCCTATTGTACCGATTGATAATATACCAGATAGATATGTTGGAAGTTGATACACCATTAACAATACTAAAAGACCCAGACTGATAACCAGAATTATTTCTACAAAGTCCAGAAGAAAATTGTTCTGGATAGTTTCACCAGAGATGACAGTTTGTAGTAGGTTAGCTTGTACTTCATGAGGATACATGACACCATATGGAGTAGAAACTGGATTATTAAA